GAAGAAGCTACACAAAAGAACAACTACGAACTTACTGTAAACAACGGGTTCCTGACCTTGCGTGACCGGGATTCTAACAGGCGAGTTTTTATGGAGTTTGCCCTCCAGCATAACAGCCACAGCCAAAGCGAACTAGAAAGCTTGGAGTACGACTTGCAAGAAAAGGCTGCAGAACGTGCTGAAGCAGAGCGTTTGAGTGCATTGCGCCGTGCGGCATTTGCCAAACTGAGCGATGAAGAAAAGAATGCACTGGGACTGACTGATCGTAATAACTGGTAAACAAATTTTAACTGGAGTAACTATGCAAAACACAATCCCTTCCTCGACTGGCGGTACTATTACGTACACTAAGACTGGTCTCATTCACAAAGCAGGTACTGCCTACTCGGGTAAGGTTGCTGCACAAGAATCTAAGGCAAAATAAAATGGCAAAAGAAAAACCTTTCATGATTGTTGAAGTTCCGGTCACTATTCATGACTTGGATTACACGTTGGATTGTCTAGTGGACTTTGGCATCAATGATGAATATTCTGGCGATGCTATCGACATGTCGGGTATCGATATCAAGGAGCTTCGCGAAGGCATTGCAAGCTTGCCTGCATTTCAAAAGATGGTTCAAGACGCGGTTACTACTGACGGCCGTGCTGCATGCGAAGATAGCCCGTACGATTATATGAACTTTTCTACGGTGTACTGTACTCCTGAATGGCAGGCACTTACTAAGCACTTGGATTTCATGGAAGAAATCCTAAAGGATGCTACAAAGGATCAAAAAGAGTACGAAAATCTGGAACGTGCTATTGCAGTGGTCAAGAGCAACGGCTACTCTGTTCTCAAAGCAGTCTAAATAACGGTTGACTTCTTGTCCGTTTTGCACTATAATAATGGCTTAACAACACACAGGAGTTAGAATGTCCCAAGCTTTTATTCGTATTCGTGCAGGCATGTACCGTGGTACTGATGTGTCGGGTATGACTTTTGAACTTGTTGAGCAATACAAGACCACTAACAAAGGTGGTCACGTTACTGTCAAGAATGGCGGTACGTTTCCTGGTATGCCCGAAGACATTCGTATCAAAGTTGAAGGCATCGCTAGCTACGAGTTTGTTAGCGGCGATGCCCCTGAAGCAATTGCAGTTGTTGAGCACACTCAAGAAACTGACGAAGAAGCTATTGCTCGTATTCGTGAGCGTTTTGACATCTTGCACGACATGACTCGTGCAGCCACTACTGGCGACATTCGTGCAATGATCGTTAGCGGCCCGCCCGGCGTTGGCAAGAGCTTTGGTGTTGAGCAAGAGATCGAAAAGGCAACCTTGTTTGATCAAGTTGCTGGTCGCAAGCTTCGTGCAGAAGTTGTTAAGGGCTCTGCAACTGCTTTGGGCTTGTATGCTACTCTGTACAAGTACTCTGACCCCAACTGTGTATTGGTGTTTGATGACTGCGACAGTATTTTGCTGGACGACACTAGCTTGAACTTGCTCAAGGGTGCGTTGGACTCGGGCAAGAAGCGTAAGATTAGCTGGCTGAGTGATAGCAATCTTCTGCGCCGCGATGGCATCCCAGATAGCTTTAACTTTAACGGCAGTGTTATCTTTATTTCAAACATTAAGTTTGATAATATGAAGAGTCAAAAGCTCCGTGATCACTTGGACGCACTGCAATCGCGCTGCCATTACTTGGACTTGACTCTGAACACCATGCGCGACAAAGTGTTGCGCATTAAGCAGATTGCAGCCGACGGACAGTTGTTTGCTGACTACGACTTTGAGCAGTGTACACAAGACACTATCATTGAGTTCATGGACACTAACAAGCATCGCCTGCGTGAAATGAGCTTGCGTATGGCGCTTAAAATTGCAGATTTGCGCAAGAGCTTTCCCAACAACTGGGAACGCATGGCCGAAACAACTTGCATGAAAGCAGCATAAATTTATAAACCCTGCGGTGTGCGTAAGGGCAATGTCAATAAGTCCCTTCCGATAAAGGAGCAAACTATGCCTTGTATGAGTTACGAAGACGATCATCGAACTGGTAGCCCAACCGAAAGTTGGCAGTATAAAGAACTCAAAGCCAACAACGACAAGTTGGCCCGTATTGCTTGCAAAGCCATGCAGGCACTTGAAGAATCACAGCAAGAAGACTTTGTCTTGCTCAAAGACGAAGAAGTGCGAACCTGGTGGGTGGCGCACAAAGAGGCCGACCGTAAAGCACGTGAGGCACGTGAAGAAAAGAAGCGAATCGCAATGATACGGCAAGCGGCCCTTGCTAAACTTAGCGATGAAGAGAAGCGTGTTCTTAAACTGAAAAAGTAAGGAGTTAGTATGTTTGAAATTTGGGATGGTGATTTGTTCTTGTATTCAGTTGATACTGAGTACGAGGCCGACGAACAGCTAGAAGCTGGGTTTACTGTTATTGACAGGAGCAAGTAATGGACTTGAAATGGTTGATGATTGCATGGGCCACAATTATGGCTTGCATGTTTGCTAGTGCCGCATACGAAGCACATGCTAAAAGCCAGTGCCGCACAGCATTTGCTCAGACTACAAAAACTTCTGCAGAAATTGCAGAAATTTGCAAGTAACTTTAAAGGATAATGGATATGATCCGTATGTTTACAATGTGGCTGATTTTAAGTGCAGCCATTGGGTTTGGTATCATGGCCTTGCGCCAACTTAGTGGTAAGCAACAATGGCAGTTGACAAAGTTGCTGGCTTATGCTACAATGTGTTCACTAGCAGCAGTACTGCTACTAGCTGGTTTTGTAATTGCTTTTTAAGGAATTATATGTTTAGCAATTTCTTGCTAAGACCGTTGTATTTCGTTCTTGGTTTTCTTGTGTGTTTTAATCTTTTTCTTTATGGAGTTATTTGAAATGATGCGTTCTATTAAAATTGGTTTGGTTCTGGCCGCAGTTGCACTGACATCTGCTTGTACTCGAATTGAGACTGGCGAAGTTGGTGTTCGTGTTGGATTTGACAAACAAGTCAAACCTGGTGAACTTGAACCTGGTTCGTTTAACCAGACTCTAGTTGGTGATGTGTTGACTTTCCCCTACAAGGACGTTAACGTGGTACTGGAGAATATGACACCAGTGGCCAAGGACAACAGTACTATGAAAGACATTGATGCTGTGGTTGTGTATAACCTGAACAAGAATCAAGCCGCCGAATTGTACTCTACTAAGAACCGCAGTTTTCACGCTGAGTTCAGGGGCGATACTTACCTGATGTATAACTACATCGTCCAAAATGCTCGTAACGCAATCTACAAAGCAGCTCGCAAGTACGAAGCATTGGACATGGCAGACAATCGCACCGACATGGAAAACTTCATCAAGGATGAGATTACTAGCAATCTTGCTGAAGAAAAATTGGATGGCGCGATTACTATCAGTCAAGTTATGATTCGTAATGTCTTGCCAAGCGACACAGTTGTTGAAAGTGCTAATGCTTTGGTTCGAAGCAAAAATGAACTGAAGCAGAAAGAAGTTGAAGTCAAGACTGCCGAAGCTGAAAGCCGTCGAATGGCAGCACTGGCTAATAACAGCGGTAGTTCAATTGCGTTTATGAATGCCCAGGCCGCACTGAACATTAGTGAAGGTATCAAGAATGGCAAGGTGCAGACTATTGTTGTACCTAGTAACATGACCAGCTTGATGCTGCCAAAATAATTAGAAAATAACAAAACAGGGGCTTGACGACCCCTGTTTTTCTTGTTATAATTTGTACTTGTTACTAAGAGGTTGTTATGAAAATTGGTCTAAGTTTGAGCCGTTGCGTGAGAGACATTGTAGAAGGTCGAGTTAACATTGATGATGTGTTAGTTTTAATTGCTCGCACAGACTTTGACCCTACTATTCAACAACAGTGGGACAGTATCTGGAATGGTTACAATGTCTACAATCCCGAATGGGCAGGTCTTGAACATGACGCAGTGTATGATGTTGTAACTCGTCTCTGGACCTCGGGTCGTATCCACCAGCCCCGCAAATTTGGATCTAATCCAGTGCGCCGCTCGGAATACTGGTTAGAAGCAGTGTTGCCCGATACCGAACTTGAAAATAACGTGGCTGCAAAAGCAGCATGGGATCAGTTTCAGGTTATTGCAGGACTTGCCAATGTTGGCGTTGATAACAAATATCAATAAGGAAATATATGTTCGAAACATTTAAAAATTGGTGCAACGAAAATAATACTCAAGTAACTTGGTTTTTGATTGGTTTGCTAACAGCAGACTTCTTTAATTCTTTGAGTCGTGGTGAATACGCTTGGGCTGCATTCTGTGCAGTACTAGTCGTACTAAACTACATTACTCGAAAACTTACATATTAAGTTTCCGACTGCGGCAACTGTCTAGCTCCTTTTTCATGCCGCAGTTGTTTATGGCCCACTTCGGTGGGTCTTTTTTTGACTTATCTGTTTGTATACTGTACAATAACAACATGATTACTTTGAAATACATAGAAGACTATCTTGAAGTTCTTGGTGGCTTTAGGGAAATCACTGCCAACGGAGTTTCTACTGCAAACATATTTGGTGGGGGCACAAGTCCCATTAGTTTAGCCAGGTACGATGTTGCAATTGTGCAAAGCATGGCCTCGGCAACAACTATAGGCACCCCACTAACCGATAAGCAAAGTGAACTGGCTCTTAGACTAGTCTCTAAGTATCAAAGACAGTTTGCAGCCAAGGGCATTGATGTGACTCCTAGTGTCAACAATCCAGCTTACAGAATGCCAGTTAGGATAGTTGATAGAACCAAGTCGGTATCAATACGGGACCAATCTATTTTATTAAGGTTCCCTTACGACAAAAATTTAGTACCGTTGGTAACTAGTGCATCCAAAGAGAGCCATGGGAGTTTTAAATTTGATCGTGAGAGAAAAGAATGGACACTGGGACTAACTGAATACAATCTTAATTGGGCAGCGATGACTGGTGCTGCCCATGGGTTTGACATTGCGCCTGAAGTTACTGAATTATTGCAACTGATCTTGGATGCTGAAAAATTACCTTTTAAAATTGAACTCACAATTGACGATGATAGTAATATCTTAGTCAGTAACGCAGCACCTAGTCTTCTGGCTTATATTGATGACAATTTAGGCGGTTTATGCTACGAAAACTTACTAAAACTAGTCGATTATGCGCCTGTTTTAGGCTATACTGTTGACCCGGACATAATGCTAGCTATCAGCACAGAGTACAGCGAAGTAGTCTCGGGAATGTTGCAGTACAAGGAGTGTCATGTAATGCGTAATGATCCCCTCAGTGACGGCCTTGAATTACTTAAACCTATGATTGAATATGCAGAATTGTCTAATCGGTGGCCTATCTGCATATATGAACCAGATGCTAGCAATCGTTTGAGAAATACAGCAAGGACACTATTTGAGCCCGGTCAGATCCTAGATACTACGGATAAAAAACTTCCAGTGGAGGTTGACTTGACTGGTATCAAATGTGTATACTTTAATAAGCTAAAAAGAGCTTGGAAGCATCGTGTACCTATTTTAATCAGTACTAACGCGATGTTATACGGTGGCGAAAAGCAGGCTATACTGCAAGCTGCCGAGAAGGTAGTCTATTATACAGCAACTACCTATGATAAAGAGGCTAAAACAATTGCAGGCAAAATTAATAATTAAAGACGAAGTTAACGTAAAAATAGAAGGTTTGACTTTAGGCGATAGAAAAACTCTAGTTAATAAATTCAAATACGAGATACCGGGAGCAAGGTATCAACCTAGTGTTAGATTGGGCAGATGGGACGGCAAAGTATCGTTTTTTCAACTAGGTGGCAGCACTTACATTAACTTGCTGCCCGAGATACTGCCATTCCTTGATGCCGAGGGATACGATGTTGACATAGAAGACTTACGTCAATATTCCACAGTGTTTGAATTCGATCAGGCTCGGGTTGACAGTTTTTCGGATCGTGTTTGGCCCGCAGGACACCCTGCCGCAGGACAGCCAGTTATGTTTAGGGATTACCAAATTCCTATCCTAAATAATTTCTTTTTGAATCCTCAAAGCGTACAAGAAGTTGCAACGGGCGCTGGCAAGACTCTAATGACTGCTGGACTAAGTTTGAGTGTTGAAAAGTATGGCCGCAGTATAGTCATTGTTCCTAACAAAGACCTAGTTAAACAAACAGAAGCTGACTATAGAAACTTAGGGCTGGATGTTGGTGTTTACTTTGGTGATAGAAAAGACTGGGGCAAGACACATACTATATGCACTTGGCAAAGCTTGAATGCATTGCTTAAAGCAACACAGTCGGGAGATGCACCTTGTTCCATTGGCGAATTTATCGAAGGTGTTGTTTGTGTTATTGTTGACGAAGTCCACATGGCCAAAGCCGACGCTCTCAAAACATTGTTAACTGGCGTGTTTGCTCATGTGCCCATTAGATGGGGGCTAACTGGTACTATCCCTAAAGAAGATTACGCATACCAATCTATTTTCTGTAGTCTAGGAAACGTAGTAGGCAAACTGGCTGCAAAAGATCTACAAGACTCGGGGCACTTGGCTCAATGTCATGTTAACATTTTGCAACTAATTGATCATGTTGAGTACAAAGATTATCAGAGTGAACTCAAGTACTTGGTAAGTACAGATGCAAGACTTGAATACATGGCTCAGAAAATTACAGAGATTAATGAATCTGGGAACACACTAGTCCTAGTAGACCGTGTGGCGTCGGGCAAGGACTTAGTTAGTAAACTAGGAGATCGTGCAGTATTTGTTAGTGGTGCAACCAAGGCTACCACACGTAAAGAAGAATACGATTCTGTAGCAACGTCGAGTGATAAAATTATTGTAGCAACTTATGGCGTTGCTGCGGTTGGTATTAATATTCCAAGAATTTTTAATTTGGTACTACTTGAACCTGGTAAATCTTTTACCAGGGTTATCCAATCAATTGGGCGTGGCATTAGAAAAGCAGAAGATAAAGATTTTGTGCAAGTCTGGGATATCACTAGCACTTGTAAGTTTAGTAAGAGACACCTTACAAAAAGAAAAGCATTTTATAACGAGGCTCACTACCCGTTCACAGTAAAGAAAGTAGAGTGGCAATGAGATTATTTGTTTTTACATTTATCACCGTGCCATCTATTGTAATTGGTGTGCGTCATCGATTTGCTGCAATGCGGGCATTCTAGTAAGGGGCGATTTTTTGCCACAGCACTCATTTTTATTTTTTGGGCATCTGACATTGGGATTCCTTTATTTGGGGACTGCCTCCCAGTTGCTTTAGCTGATAATAGTTTCCTGGATTCAGGTGTGTGTTTTGGTTTACCTTTAGTTAACTTAGAGTGTGCTAATGCAGCGTTTCTTTTGACTATTTCAAAGGTGCGTGATGATACTACAAATTGACGTTGTTGTTTAGTGGTGGCAATAGTCATCAAATTAACAGCTTTATCCATTTGGTGCCTAGCTTTATCTTCAACCATTTTTGTTAAAAGACGATGGCATATAAAGTGTTCCCTGGCCGTTAGAAATGCAATATTATTTTCTTCATTAGAGCCACCAAACACTTTAGGGATAATATGATGTTTTTCGACATACCCAAGTAATTGTTTGGCTTCTTTTTTTGAGACTGCTCTTGACTTTGCCCGATTAATTATGCTAAAGTAGCATTGTGTGTACTTATTATTTAGATACATCGCTGATAGTTCCTTTTGACTGTTAGAGCCAGTGGATACATCTGATATCGCAACTGGCACCTTTATTTACCTGGAGAAACAAAATTAGAATACTAACATTAGATAACACAGCATATGAGATGAATGAAGTCCCAGACGAGGTAGATGACATGCGTTTTTGTGTGCTAGACAACAGCGACCCCAAGGACCCGGATTACTTTTATATTCCGTTGATATTTTTAGAAAGCTTTAACAGCCCAGCATTAGTACTTAAAATTGGCAATCATGTAATTAAGATGCCAGTGGATTGGCAAATATTAATTGGTGAAAAGGACATGGGAGATTTAGAAGTTGTTCCGCTAACATCCATTAACGATCGTGGATTTAGTGTATTCTGTTTTAACCCATTAAGTAGTTTTAGACCTGAGTACATGCCTGTTGAGATTGTAGACATTTATCAGGATGTTAAGTGGTATTTCCCCAAGCTCAAGCCCGGCCAGCTTCTAGCTATTCCATTAGAAGCAAATACTGAAAAAAGTCTTTGCGTATTTTGTGTTAAGGAAATCAGTCGAGTGAGTGAAGTAGTTGATTTTTCAAAGGCCTGGTAACATGTACACAGAACCTCAAATGCTCGATGCTCTAGATCGATTGACTAGAGTTTACCTGGAAAGTTATCCCGATGATCGAGAGGGACTCGATAGGTTTGTGCGCTGGATATATGCTCAATACGGATACAAATATGAGTAAGTTTAGCATTATAGTACCTACCATATGGCGTTATGCTCCATTTGTGGATTTTGTCAAAGACCTTGTTAAATTTGACATGGTTGATGATATTATCATTATCAACAACAACGTAGACTTAACTCCCAACGACGATGTATTATCCCATTGGAAAGTTCGTATGGTCAATGAGCCCGAAAATACAGGGGTAAATCCAGCATGGAACAAGGGAGTCTCGGGCGCCAAGAATGATAAAATTTGCATTTTAAACGACGATGTAGTGTTCGACCTTAAGATGTTTTATCATGTAGATCAAGTACTTGGTCCCGAATCTGGAGTGGTTGGCATATGTCCTGGTGTGCCAGAGTTCAATCAGCCACCATTCAAATCTGGTATAATCAAAATAGTTCCTTGGACCGGGCAACACACATATGGGTTTGGCTGCTTGATGTTTGTACACAGAAATTGGTGGGTCGATATTCCCGAAGGCTTAAAAATTTATTACGGGGACAACTGGATTTTTGACACTTGCCTTGCTCGCGGTCTCACTAACTACATTATTACTGACTCTTTGTTTTATACTCCGTTTGCAACAAGTACAAAAGAGTTAACAAATGTCAGCGAGTTGCATCAAATTGAACAGCCAATTTTTTCACAAGCAATGGGTAAATTCCAAGCTGCAATACGTGACTCTAAACTGTTATAATTACACATGAGCGATAAACTAACCATTAAAAGTGAAACAGCGGCGCTGGACCGTAAAGACCGAGAATTCTACGATAGTCTAACCGAAGAAGAACGAAAGAAGTTTAGCCCCTATTTGATGCTACGATATAGTGCATGCGTGGATGGTAATGCAGATATGCAAGCATGGTATCTAATGGCCACAAACGAACGTGTCAATAAAAACTTCTTCGATGTTAGTACAAGTCAGCACAAGAAGTTCCAGTGGTTAATGTGTACTACTGTTGGTCCCGGCATGGGCTTACAGCGACACTATTGGCTCGGTGCTAAAAAATCTGAGAGCAATAACAAAGCCATTAACTTCCTAACATCATTATATCCCGAGCTAAAACCCGATGACATCAAACTCCTTGCAGAACTTAACGGAAAAGACGATCTTAAACATTTGGCTAGAGAACACGGATGGGATGAAAAACGAATCAAAGCAGAACTATAAATGCAAGTATTGTGGTAAGGCTTTTTCTAAAGAATCTACACTAACTGCACATGCTTGTGAGCCCAAACGTAGACACCTGCAACAGAACGAAACTGGTGTGCAACTTGGACTCAGGGCCTATCTGCGATTCTATGAGTTTACACAGGGCAGCACAAAATCTAAAACATATGACGACTTTGCTGCTAGCCCGTACTACAATGCATTTGTCAAGTTTGGTCGACACTTAGTAGGCATTCGTGCAGTAAGTCCGGCTCACTTTATCGACTGGCTGCTAAAGAATAACAAAAAACTAGATTATTGGTGTAAGGATGCTTTTTATGACGAATGGTTGCGAGAATACTTGCGTCGAGAAAATTATCAAGATGCACTGGAACGTGGTATCAAGGAGATGCAGTCTTATGCGGATGATCATCCCGAGCTTAAAAACGGTTTTACAGATTATTTTCGCTATGGTAATAGTAATAGAATTTGTCATCATATTAGTACTGGCAGGATCAGCCCTTGGGTTATCTTTAGCTGCGATAGTGGAAGCGATTTTTTAAGCAACTTAGATCCGGGTCAGATGGCAATTATACTGCCCTGGATCGATCCAGATTTTTGGCAGCAAAAATTCCAAGATCACAAACAAGATAGACTTAGTGCAGTAGACATACTAAAGGTGGCCGGGCTATGAAATTTCAAAGTGACATTGATATAGATTTTGCCAATCGCGAACAAGCGCTAAAGCTGATCAAACACACCCCGGCTACTATTGTCAGGCCCGGAGAAATTGTCAAGCATAATACTGGAATCTATGTATCTGATATTCCAGTAGATCCTTTTACTGGTTCTGCAAGCATGGATCATAAAGTAGCAGAAGATCGAGGATATATCAAGCTTGACTTTCTTAATGTAAGCATATATTCGCAAGTTCAAAGCGAGCAGCATTTGATAGAGCTTATGAATGCAGAGCCTGCTTGGGACAAGCTATATGATCCAGATTTTTGCAGTCAATTGATTCACATTGGAAATCATTATGACACACTGATCAAGATGCCCGAGGCTGTGAATACAGTGGGCAGGATGGCTATGTTGCTGGCAGTTATACGCCCCGGAAAACGCCATTTAATTGGAAGACCGTGGAAAGAAGTTGCCGAAACTGTGTGGGACAAACCACTGGATGAAAGCTATTATTTTAAAAAGAGTCACTCGCTTGCTTATGCACACTTAGTAGTAGTGCATATGAATCTATTAAACAATCTTGCGAACTAATGTAATAGATCTTCTTTTGCTGTGTTTGGCAGCAATTTCTTTCAAACTAACGTAAGGTCCAATTTGGATCTTGACGTCTTTGCTGTTCATAGTTTTTAAGCAGGCCCTAAATTCACTCCAGTCTGCTTTTAAGAACACATTGATTGGGATAAGTCGATTACTTTCCCACCACCACTGCTCCCCTAGTTCTAGGTACCGTGTTTTTTGTTCTTCGGTTTTTAACGAGCTGAAGTCGTATATCGTTGTGATTATGTTATCGACATTCTGAATAATGCCGATGTAGTCGTTACCCCCGTAAGTTAGATAACTTATAAAGGGGTATTGTGCTAGTAGGGTTTTGATGTTGTGTTCTTCCACTGTATGTACGCTAAATATGTAAAATGCAAGCAGTCAAAACATATTTATACCCCAATTTAGTCGAGGTCCAAATAATGGATCCTACTATCTATGCCTTAAGGAAACGCACAGTGTACAGCAGAACAATAACAATTTACAAGGGTGTTGATAACCCTATACAAGTGATAGTCAACAATCAAGATAACAAACCTGTGCCACTTACTGGCTATGAAGTTAGGGTTGATGTACAAGATCCTGTGAATGGAGTATCTTTATACGACACAAATCTAACAATTACTGATGAAGCCAAGGGACTTGGGATCTTCACATTGAGTCAAGCATTTGTGGAGAGTTTAGATCAGAGAAGATACAAACTTACCTTTCGTACCATAAAAATAGAAGATGGCAGTGAACAACCTATGTATACAAATCATAATTATGGTGCGCCGCTAGATCTTGAAGTGCTACCGGGTTACTACCCGAGCGTTTAATGCCATTGCATTTTTCGCTAAATATGTAATTATAATAGGAATACTACAATGCCAGCAGCTGGATATAACGGAGTAACGTCGACAAGCTCGATACCAATAGGAAATGGTCCAAAATCATACGCAGTTAATGATATCGCTGCATTTATAGTCGGTGACCGCATTAGAGCCATTGCCAATGCATTTACGTGGCAAGAGGGGCAAATTACGTCCATTACGTCCACAATGATTTACGTAGCAATTGATACGTTTAAGGGCAATGGCACGTATAATAGCTGGACATTTACTCTTGCTGGGCAAGTTGGCGAAAAAGGATATACTGGATCTAGGGGATCTACCGGAGCAACTGGCCCAACAGGTCAGCGTGGAATTGCTGGCCCAACTGGGCCACGTGGGGTTGCTGGCCCAGCCGGTGCATCTGGTGCCCGTGGGCTAGCTGGACCAACTGGAGCAACTGGCCCACAGGGTATTCCGGGATCTGCTGGTGGCTACACTGGATCTAAGGGCGAGGTTGGTGCAACTGGTGCAACCGGTCCGGCTGGGGGCCCAACTGGTGCAACCGGTGCAACTGGCCCACAAGGGGATATAGGTTATACTGGCAGCGAGGGAAACCGTGGACCTCAAGGTTTCCAGGGTGCCAAAGGCGATACCGGAGCAACAGGTGCTACCGGTTTACTTGGCCCAGTCGGCCCAGCTGGATATACTGGATCTGCCGGCGCAACTGGCCCGCAGGGCGTCCCCGGTTCACAAGGACCAACTGGCGTGCAAGGAGCAACAGGACCTAGCGGACCGCAGGGTATTCTCGGGGCAACGGGTCTAACTGGCCCTACTGGTGGTTTGGGATACACCGGATCGGCAGGCCCTGTTGGTGCAACTGGGGCAACTGGTATAGGTGCTACTGGAGCTACTGGTGCTACTGGTCCGGCCGGGGGTCCAACTGGTCCCGTAGGTGCAACTGGAGCTACTGGTGCTACTGGAGCTACTGGCGCTACTGGCCCTGCTGGTGCAGACGGGACCGATGGTATAGATGGCGCAACTGGTCCTGTGGGCGCAACTGGTCCTGTGGGCGCAACTGGTGCAACTGGCCCGCAGGGCGAGGTTGGTGCAACCGGTGCAACAGGCCCTGCAGGCGCAACAGGCTTGACCGGAACTGTTACTTCGGCAACTGACGTACCATTGAACAACGTGTCTATCGAAGGGTTGACTACTATTAAATCTGTGCAAGAAAATATGCAGATTATTACAGGAGCTACTGGTAGTGTTGCGCATGATTATGCAGCAGGCAGTATCTTCTATCATGTTTCTCCAGCGGCAAACTTTACAGTAAATTTAACAAGCTATCCGACTACCACTAATGTTGCTAGTGTGATTACTTTAGTTCTACAACAAGGTGCCACTGCTAGATATGCAACAGCATTGACAGTTAACGGCACCACAACAACTCTAAGAAATTACAACGGAGCATTGCCCACAGTTAGAGCAAACAAAATTGATATACAATCAATTACTATATACAACAATGCTGGCACAATTGTTGCCACAAGTCAAACATCTACTTTTGGATAATACATGCCTATAATTGGTTCAATATCTGGTTCATTTGGGTACGGCAGATCCCCGCAAACATCTCCACCTCCTGGATTTTCAATTTATCCTCCTATAGGTAGTATCAAGACCTGGGCATTTACTACAAATGGAGCATTTTCATTCGGTGCAAATACTGTTACTACCGGCGGCAACTGTTATGTCATAACTCCAACTACTACTTTTGTTGCAAACGTAAAACTATGGGGAGCTGGCGGTGGCGGTGGAAATAGTAGAGCAGATTCTTCATCGGCAGTATACGGAGGCTCGGGCGGAGCAACATACGGCCAAATTATGTTTCAATCTGGACAACCGTATACTGTGTTTACTGGTGCAGCAGGTCCGGCATTCGATACTCCCACTTTTCAAACTAAAGGCGCTAGTGGTGGTGCTGCTACTGGCATTTTGCTAGGAAATATATTTTCGACTAACTCTAGCGTTACTCCCTTAGCAATTGCTGGCGGCGGTGGAGGTGCATCGGCTTATACAGATGTAAGTGCGCAGGGCTGGCAAAAGTCTGGAGCAGGTGGTGGCACGTTAGGGCAGTTGGGAGATGCATATACAACTATACTAACAAGAACTTCAACTAGTGGGGCTCCTATACTATCTTATCCTGGTCCTGTACAAAGTGGTTTGCCTAATTGGGCAGATGGATACAATGGCGGACATAACCTTGCGTCTAGTTATAGTGCATTAGGCGGTGGTGGTGGTGGAAACCCCGGGGGACAGGAAGAATCTGGGGGAAGTGGCTTTGTAGCTAACTCTGAGTCTATTACACTAACAACAATAAACGGAGTTTACGCAGTTCCTGCACTATACGATGACAGTGTCCGCGGCCTATCTGGCGACTCTGACTCGGGTGGGTTCATGACTATATTCATGGACGAATATGTAGCTACAACCGTTGTAGCCACAGGGGGGACTGTTACTGAAGTGCCAATTCCTGGCCAGGAACTGTCGTACAAGTATCATACATTCACATCTGATGGTAAATTTACAGTTACATCTGCTGGGGCACGAGACACTATTGATATATTTGCCGTAGGTGGCGGTGGCGGTGGTGATAGACTAGGAGCTGGTGGGGGCGGCGGTGGCGTGGCACTTAGAACCGGATTCTCTATTTCAGCTGGCAATTATATAGTTGATGTTGGTAGTGGCGGTTCAACTTCTGATGCATATTCTTTGGCCAAGGTTGGTGGAGTATTTGGCGGATATCCCGGTGAAGCTAGTGCATTTTACACAAACCCACTAGCCAGCAAATACATGCCCGATTCTTACTGGCGATTAATTAACTCTTTTGGCGCCAAGATTCGTTATATCTCCCCGTCGGGCGATAACACTACCGGCCTTACAGTTGCTACAGCATATACTACCATCGAATCTGCAATTTCTAAGAATAGCACAGACATAGATAGAATAGTATTTGTGGTACTAGCGGGTACATACGAACCTGCAATCGGAACAAACGTATTGCAAACTCCTATCAATGACGGCAATAATCCTAGAATTTTTGTATGTGTACCTAATAGAGTTACAATTAACTTTACCCCAGCAGATTCTAGCGGACAGCGAGATAGTCCAATGGCTTTCTTGAGACATCCGCAGAGTGCGATATATGGAGCAACAATTGTTCGTAACATGTTTGATGCCTCTGACGACATTAGTCAAGTGGCATTTTTCAACAATAACGCAAACCCACCTGGCACTGCCTTAAAGCACAATGGTAGTTTTTATAATTGTGCATTTAAAGAGAACTTGGGCAAGTGGGCATTGGTCTATGATCCAACAAGCTCTGCATCATTTAGAATAGAAAATTGCACCTTTCTTACCAAAGATGCAGAGCAAGACCTAAGCGGCATAAACTCTAGTAATGCAGACCAAGTTTTAGTTAAATCTTGTGTGTTTAACAAGGCTGTTGTAACTAATGCAGTTCTAGACAATTGCGTCACTGGCGTTACAGTGGGAGCAAAGTATGTAACTACCGGGGTAACTGACAAGGGCGTTTATGCTGGTGAGTTTGGTTGGGGCTCAACTATAACTGTGCCCGAAAAAACTGCAAAAGATTTTGTAATGGTTGCACAAGGCGGCGGCGGCGGAGGTGGATTTTATCGTGGATCCTATGGGCCTGTAGCTAGACCGTATGCAATTGGTGGATCCGGTGGTGGCAGCAGCACCGATAGCGATTCTCTAAGAACTCCTAGTACGCAATACAATGTGCTGGCAAATCTAGCGTATTCTTCGTACGGCTATCCGGGAGGAATTGGAACTGCCTCTTATAAATCTGGTGGCGGTGGCGCACAATACCCCGGCCTTGATGCTTACAGCGAAAACTCTCCAGGCGGGGTCGGTCTCGAATGGCCGCGTGGCTCGGGAGTTTATTACGGCACTGGCGGCGATGCCGAAAATGCAGCTAGTACCATTGATGTTGCTCCGGGCACTGTAGGGCACGGGGGCACTGGTGGCACTGTTGGAAATGTCAATGGCGAAGCTGGCACTGTTATAGTCAGGTATATAGTTCCGGGCGCATACACCCCGTTATTACCTGCTCCTACCAACATTAATTTGATTGCATACGGTGGCCAATTTGTGACTACTACTAGTACCTATAGGCAGCACGTTTTCACTACTAGCAGCTCGTTTGTTATTTTAAATGCACCCGAGGGATTGTATTTGGATGTAATTGTAGTCGGCGGCGGCGCCGGGGGTGTAACAATTCAGGGCGGTGCAGGCGGACAAGTTATTGGTCAACGCATATCGTCAGTATTTGCTGCGGGGTACAAATATCAAGTAACTATTGGTGGTGGCGGAACGGGAAAATACGGGCACGGCGGCACCCCAAACGTAGGCCAGGCTACTACCTTAGCAGGCCAGGGTATTGGTACCATCCGTGCCAATGGCGGTACTGGGTATTCTACTGGAAACACATATAATTGGGGCGAGTCTGGCGCAGATGGCACATTGTATACTGAGGGGCTTTTCTCTGATAACACTACTTATTATGGTGGTGCTGGTGGCAATGGATCCAGAATACGAGGAGTAATTGGTGGCGCTGGCGGGGCCGGCGGCGGTGGCCGCGGCGGATTCGGGACACAGTTTAGTTCTAGCTCAACTAGCGGTGGATACGGAGACCCTAACACTGGTGGCGGAGGTGGCGGAGGTGGTTACGCAACTTCAGATTCTGACAACATAGGTGGCAATGGTGGATCGGGTATAGTAATCATACGTTACCGATATTTCTCATAACTAATTCGAACTAGTCAAGGTTGTTTCGTCTGTGTACATTATGCTACAATTTGCACAGAACTGAAACATATCTTGACTAATTTAATTGTTGACACTACTCTTAATCTTTGGAAATCTGGACGTAAAACGAAGTCTTCTAGTTCGGGCTGGATCTCGGGCAATGCCCCGTGTTGCATACACAATGGCGAGGCAGCAGATACTAGGGGCCGGGGTGGAATAATCCAAAGCAATGATGGCATAAGCTACCACTGTTTCAATTGCGGTTTCAAAACTGGATTCCAGCCAGGTCGACCACTAACTTACAAATTTAGAAAGTTTTTGAGTTGGCTGGGTGCAGCAGATAACGATATCAGGCATATGGTTATTGAAGCCATTAGGCTCAAAGATTTAATAGAAATAACTAGACCTGCAGAACTTCCCCCGGCAGAACCCATTAACTATAAAGCTAGGTCATTGCCGGCTGAGGCAACATCCTTTGCGGGACTAATATCGTTCTATGAGCTTGCAGATAATCATCAATATCCACAGCAACTAATGGATGCTGTGAAGTATGTATATGATCGAAAGATCGATATGCAGCGATACGAATTCTTTTGGACACCCGAGCTTGAGAATAAATTAAACTATAGAGTCATTGTTCCCTTCAAATGGCAAGGGCAAACAATCGGCTACACTGCTCGTACCTTTGTAGATGGCATCAAGCCCAAATATTATACACAGCATGAGCCCGATTTTGTGTTTAACACCAATGAACAAAAATCAGATTCAAAATTCATTCTTGTAGTTGAGGGGGCATTTGATGCAATGGCTATTGATGCAGTTGCAATATTGGGCAACGAGTGCAGTGAGCAGCAAGCAGATGTCATTGACAGCTTTGGTCGTGAAGTTATTGTAGTTCCAGACTTTGACGCTCATATAAACAAATACGGTAATAAAGTTTGGCCCGGGGAATCCTTAGTAGACCGTGCAATAGAATACGGATGGTCGGTGAGTTTTCCGGTATGGGCCGAAACTTGCAAAGACGTTGGCGAGGCTGTTGAGAAATACGGTAAATTGTTTGTTTTAAAAACTATATTAGATAGCAAACAGCATAATAAATTAAAAATAGAATTGTTAAAAAGAAAGATAATGAATGGCTAAAGAATATTCTGTAGATTTGCAAAAATTATTTCTGGAAATGATGGTGCAGGATGCACAGAGTTATATTAGAGTTGCTAACATTTATAATCCCGAAAACTTTGACAGAAGTTTAAGAGACGCAGCTACCTTTATATCGGAGTATTCTGATCAGTATAAGATGTTGCCGTCGTTGGATTTAATCAAAGCGACTACTGGCACCGAACTTAAACCCACAGCAGAAATGTCGGAGCATACCGATTGGTTTCTAACTGAGTTCGAGCAGTTTACTAAAAGGCAAGAAATTGAACGTGCGATTCTTAAAGCAGCTGACTTGCTTGAGTCCGGGGACTTTGATCCGGTTGAAAAACTAATTAAGGACGCCGTACACATTAGTTTACAAAAGGACATGGGTACTGATTATTTTGCTGATCCGGCGGCACGTATCAACAAATACTTTAATGCTGGTGGGCAAGTATCTACAGGGTGGCCTCAAATGGATCGCATCTTGTACGGGGGATTTAGTCGAGGAGAACTAAACATCTTTGCCGGTGGCTCGGGTTCAGGCAAGTCTCTTGTTATGATGAATATTGCACTAAGCTGGCTGCAAATGGGCATGAGTGGTGTTTACATTACTCTAGAACTTTCTGAAGAACTAACAAGTTTGCGTACCGACGCCATGTTAACTAGCATGGGCACTAAGGACATTAGGCGGGATATTGACAACACAGCACTTAAAGTCAAAATGACTGGGAAGAAGTCTGGGCAGTATAGGGTCAAGGGTATGCCGGCGCAAAGCAACGTAAATGATATCCGGGCATACTTAAAAGAAGTGCAAATTCAAACAGGCATTAAAGTTGACTTTATTATGGTGGACTATCTAGACTTGGTTATGCCAGTATCTGTCAAAGTTAATCCTAATGATCAGTTTATTAAGGACAAATATGTTGCAGAAGAATTGCGCAACTTGGCCAAAGAGTTGGGAGTGCTATTAGTAACAGCAAGTCAGTTAAACCGTAGTGCCGTTGAAGAAGTTGAATTTGATCACAGCCATATTGCCGGCGGTATTAGTAAAATTAACACAGCAGACAACGTGTTTGGTATTTTTACTAGCAGGAGCATGAAAGAGCGCGGCAAATACCAAATTCAGTGTATGAAATCTCGAAGCTCTACTGGTGTAGGTTCTAAAATCGATTTGGAATATAATATCGAAACTATGCGTATTACAGACGAAGGAGGCGACGACAACGTCCATGGTAATCGCCCATCTAGTTCAATTATGGATTCAATCAAGGCTAAGAGTCAGCTAAAATCATCTGAAGATATAACAACACCAACTACATCTGCTTTAGATAAGCCTAAAATATCTGCAGATGTGGGCAGTGCTAAAGTTAAAAATCTACTTACTGTCTTGAAGAAGACAGCCCGGGATGATCTATAATCGTTTTACCAAACTCAATAAATACAACAATTGGAGTATATCTTGCAGAAACGCACCCGTAGTATCCTTGATGAGCTAGATACAATGCTAGGACACCGTGATAAAGACAATTTAGTCGAAAGTCGTGCCGGTCATGTTATTCAAGGGGCTATCAATTTAATAAACTATATCAAGGAAAACTACGACAGCGACACTGCTCTCGAACTTGAACGCAGGTTAATTAATAGTATTAGGTCGCAAGATGTCTCAAAATTCAACAGAGGCATTAGGAAAATAAAATGAGAAGCAACGAACTTGTACAAGAAGGCCCGATGGCAGCATTGCAGGGCATTAAGAGTAAGTTAACTGGCGGCACGTATACCGGAGGATATAATGCTGCAATGGGTCAGCAGGAAGTTGCAAAACTTGCAAAAATGGCAGAACCTAACTGGTTCAAAACTCAAGCAGCATATACACAAAAAGGCGTGACCCCGATACAAATGCCAACATACGTAACAGCTTGGGCTCGCAAATGGTTCGAATCGCCAAGCCTACCAGACTATGCCACAGTTACTAAACAAAAACAAGTAACAGATCAAGGTGTCAG